GCGAGGCGCAGATCTGCGCCCTGGCGCCGCGATAAGTTCTAGCGACGCTCTGACCCGCTTACAGAGTAGCAGTAACTTCGTCGAAGCGGCCGCCGAATTTGGCGGTCTCCTCGCTTCTGTCGAGAGTTTTCTGTATACGTTACTCAGCCGGGAGAAAGTCGCGGATGTCCTCCGCTACTGGGCTGAAAAATCGCGAGGCGATCCTTCAAAGCTGCTCTCAGCCATACGTACATCTTGGGCTGACCAGGTCTTGCTTGAGCGATTCGGTATCGCTCCGACTCAGCAAGATATCGCTAACATATTCCGCGACTCCAGCGAGTATGATGTCCTAACCGAGCGGCTGCGTGCCCAGATCAACATCCAGGGCTCGCACTCTTTCGATGCTCCTGAGCTAGACAACCTCAGCGAGCTACGCGTTCGCATACGCTCTACGCTACGGCTTTCGAATTCGGCCATCAGCGAGTTTGGCCAGAGCCTCCTCTCGGCTGACAACCGGGGGACGTTCCCCAAGCTCTCTCGAATTTGGAACTCGTTAAAATACACATTCCTTGTTGATTATGCTTTTAGCATAGGCAGCAGAATGAACGTGGTTGAGTCCTATATCACGTTGGTCCTTATCGGCCTTGTAAGCGGAGTCCACGTATACGACGTGAGGTTCCGGTTTAAAGATCAGCGATACACCCGCGAGGATGGATCGCCAATCCGCGTCAAGGGATTCGCTCGTGAACTTAGCAAGTTCGCCGCATACCCCGGATCACGCACCCGACTGAACTTCATGCCACCTCGACTGCCAGGAATCGAGATAGTCTTGGCACTCGCTCTGTCCCTTCTTGACCGAATAGTTGCGCTATTGCGCTACTAAGCTGAACGCGAAAGGCGAAAAGCAAATGTCCAATCGTTACTCATCGGTGACCGGCTCCAAGCCGAACTTCGATGTCGCCATGGCTTTTAACGGCCCTGACGAATCCGAAATGACGTACACGAACCGTGGTGTCTTCACAGACCCCAATCCGGCTAAGGGTACCACCCGTAACTGGAGCGGGCTTGTGGCGGGCGGTGGTAAACAGCCCGGTCACACCCACAGCGCCAACGTCATCCTCAACACATCCGGGCTGGCCATCGTCACGCAGCGTTCGATCTTTGTGCCCATCATCACTGATGCGGCGACCTCATACGACAATCCCGGCCGCTCCCTGAGCGTCGAGATCAAGTATGTCATCGACACTGCGCACGACACCGCTCTGACTGTGTGGGAGCGCCTCGCCCTTGCGAACGTGCAGCTCATCTCGGGCTACACGTCGAACGTCCCGAATGCGGCCTCCTTAGACCGCATCGTGGCGCAGATGGCGGGCATTCCGCACGGCCGCGGGTAATGTTACCCCGCGAAGGCGAGCGATGGTCGCTCGGGGAGTGGTCTGCCCGCCTTGAAGAGGCGGACTATCCCCTTGAGGACGAGGCCGGCAACGGCCTCAACCGAGTTATTCTGGCACACTCATGGTTTGGGTTGCTGGAAGACTCTCCGGTTGATATCGAGAAGCCCCACAGGGTTTGCGCGCGTTTCTATGCGCAAACGAGCTATCCTGCGGGCCTTAACGAGACCGTCCGTGTTTTTTCCAAGCTCGGGTATGCGCTACTTCGCGCATCCCGTCGACCTGGAGGGCGTCCTGATGACGCGCTCTTCAGGGCGTTCGCAGCAACCCCCGTGTTCCGGGAATACTACGCGTGGCGCCGCACTAAAGATCCGGCGATTCTCACCTATCTCCTTTCGTTTCTTTGGTGGGGCCGCAAAGCCCCTGCCAAGTCGACTCCGGAGAAATCGGCGGCCAGCCTAGACCGTTGGTTGTCCATTCAAAGTGAGCTTAAGGGCATAACTCTCCCTTGGCACGTTGTCGTAGACCTGCGGCGGTTGATTCGGTTAAGCGGGTTCAAGTACGATCGCGCGGCCGCCTGGCCGCAGTTCGGTCCTCGGCAGGTTGCCGAGCGCTTGAAAACGATAACTCCGAAGACGAAGATCGACAGGCTAATGCTCTCCGCTTCAACGCGGGAGTACTATGCTCGGCTTATCCAAGCCCACGCGTCGAAAGGTCGATATAAGTTCCTCGACCTAGTCCTGCCAACGTTCGGAGCCCTGCAGCGTGAGAATCCTTTCGACTATGCAAGATGGATGGACATCCATAAGGACGCCTTCAAAAGACGGACCATTTGCATGGAACCGAACGATAGAATGTTCTTCCAGCAGGGATTGCTGGGAGCCATCCGTCAGGGGATTGACGATTCGAAGTTTTCGCAGCTGACCTCTATTGAGGATCAGAGTCCCAACAGGCGTTTTGCGCTCAAGGGATCGTTGGGCGAGTTAGCCACAATCGACTGCGAAGATGCATCGGATCGGGTTTTGTGGGCGCTAGTTGAGGGCGTGATGCCGTACGAACTCGTAAGAGATCTTGACGACACGCGCTCGAAACGGGTCCGGATTTACAACACTAACATCGTGATACGGCCGGAAACGGCGTTCCCGATGGGGTCGGGGGTTTGTTTCCCTATCCAGTGTATGATTTTCGGTGCCCAAGTTGCCCTATGCCACGTCCTGCAAGAAAAGACTATCGGTATCGAAGAGTACCTCAGCGGGGGTGTGTCCGTCGTGGATGCATTTCCGGAGATTATCGAGGGCTCACGCGTATACGGTGATGATATCATTGTTCCTGAGAACATGACGGGGACTATGATAGTCTTGCTCGAGGCACTTGGTTTCAAGGTTAACCGCGATAAAACGTTTAGCGGCGATCTTGCCGTCCGTGAGTCTTGCGGAGTCTTTGCCTGGAATGGCAACGACGTAACCCCTATTACCTTCAAGGTTAAAAGCCTTGAAATGGGGTCCTACAAATCTTGGATCGGGTTAATCGCACTATCAAACGGGTTATACAGACACCGGTACTTTGGTGCCCGTGAGAAGCTGCTGCGGTATATACCGCATGAGTGCTACGTGGAACTGTCTCCCGACAGCCCGTTCGCGCACCATCCCAGTTCTCTTCACGGTAATCCCGTTGAACGGCTTAAGACCGCCTGGTCAAAGGTCCTTGGTAAACGAATCGCCCGAAAGCGGTTCGACCCCGACTGGCAAGTGTGGGTTGTCCAGCTCCTCACAGAGCAGACACTCAGTACTCGCGACACCATTCGGTGGCACGAGGATCATGGTGACGGGCCTCCATTAGCGCAGGAGGGGATCATTCCCCTGCACGATGAGCTCGAGCGGTATGAGTACGGCCGATGGAGTAACAAACCATCGATGACAGAAGGCAAGGCTAAGTCACCTCGCCACGGGTTATCGACGCCCGTTAGTGCGCGACTGAGATGGACTCCAGTCGCGTACTAAAAGAGTCAATGTTGAAC